CAATAAGAAGGTGCTAGTGAACATTAAGACCGTTCGTGACGCATCCCCTGAGTTTGTTGCCCGTGAGCTTCGAAACCACGACTACCCGTTACAGGCATGCATGGAAATGGAGGGATCTGTTCAAAGTGGTTACGTTGACAAGGTGGACTTCTATTACTGGCTGTTCGTTCAGAAGTCACCGCCTTACCACGCTGAGTTGTACGACTTCGATATACAGGACATCCCGGCTGTTCATGACAAAATGCATTACTACCTTCACAGGTGCAAAAAGGCATTGGATCAGTATGATGAAACCGGAGATATTACCCTTGTGGATGGATTCTACGAAGACGCTGACAATCAGCGCGGAATACTTACTGCTGACTTAAAATATTATCAACCATGAAAGAAGAAACAATCGAATTCGCAGTATACCTAACCGGACACGACCGGGACACCATCGAGCAGATGTATCGGGACTGGAAATCACCTAAACCAAACAGAATGGAAGAGTTAAAGATATTAAAATATCAGGCAGAGACTATTGAAAACGCTTTAAGATTGGCAATGAGAGTCCTTGAAACAAAAAAGAAAAATACGCTTAGAGAAACAGCAATGGATAGAGAACTTATCAAAGCTGAAAAATTCATTAAAGAAACACTAAAACCATGACCCCAACACCCCTACAACTAACCCTGTGCAAAGATGAATTCTGGAATGAAATACCTGGATATGAGGGTTATTATCTTGTGAGCAATAAGGGAAGGGTAAAGAGTATGGACAGACAAGTCCGTCATTCTTCCGGGTGTTGGTCTTTGAAAAAGAGTAAGTTACTTAAATCTCAATTGCAAACTAATGGGTATCATTCTGTTGCATTAAGTAAGCTCGGAAATACCAAGTTGAAATCAATACACAGACTTGTCGCCGAAACATTTATATCAAATCCTCAAAATAAAAAGGAAGTAAATCATATTAACGGAATCAAGATAGATAATAGCATCGAAAATCTTGAATGGGCAACAAGGTCAGAGAACGCAATACACGCATTCAAAATCGGAAAATCAAAAAAAAGAAAGGGTAGTAAGCATCCTATGTCTAAAATAAATGAAGGTGATGTGCTTAAAATGAGAGAGATGAGACGAAATGGAGTGACTGGTGTAGAAATCTCAAAAATATTCAACATAACCTATAGCAATGTTATGAAAATATTAAAAGGCAACACGTGGTCTCATGTTCCACTCCCCGAAGACCAGTACGTGCCAGTAACAGATAAATTTAACCCTTATAAATAGAAATTATGAATAAAGAACAACTTTTTCAGATAATTGTTGATATGTCAGTACCTGAACATAGTAATTATGAAAAGCGAGTTATTCCTGATTATAAATTCCAAGAATTTGCAGATTGTATTTTAAATAAAATAAATTCATTCGATGAAGACGATTTAAAACAAGCATGGGAACATGGGAATAGTTATGGAAGTTCATTTGAAGATTTTATAAACCATCATAACCAAATTTAACCCTTATAAATAAGTAGATGTTCATTAGAAAATATACCCAAATTTAGGGAGGTAAAACCACATTTTAATTACGTATTTTTAATATAAACCAATAAATTATTATTATGTCAAAATCAATTAATTACAAAGGAAACGAAATCAAATATGTTGAAAAATTAGCTAATGATGGCGAAGTTTGTTTAGCAACAAAAGAGCCAGATAAGTACTGTAATGGATTCTACACATTTTCAAGTAAAGACCCTGGAAATGGCAAAGCATTCGTGGTTAGTCCTCAACCAAAAACAAAAAAGGAGAGGCAATGGTTTGATGAACTTAATTGGAGAGAAAACTAATCAGAAGGGCTTCGGCCCTTTTTTAACCCTTACAAGTGATGAAGGAACTTAAAAGATACGCCGATAAATATGGATACGATTTTAATATCCAGATCATGGACGGCGACTTTAACATCTTCGTTAACCGTGGCGGAACCGATCTGTTTAGCACAGGAGGTCACAAAACATTCAGCGAAGCTAAAACAGAAGTTATTAAATGGATAAAAAGAGTAAACCCATGACCAACAACCCGAACAATCCAGACATACAGCAGCAGGTGAAAGAATACTTTTCAATTGAAAAGATTGGCCATTTAATGGGGTTTTCTTCAGGCCATCTATCTGATAGAATAGATGAGATCAGAAATTTAGCAGCCGACTTCGCCCAGCACCACCATGAGCAGGAAATGAAGAAGGTTTGGCATGATGAAATAGAACCCCCAGACACTCACAATAGAACAAACTTATTTATAGTTGTAGATGAAAGTAATGATGCCCATCCTTGCTATTATCATGATGCTGGTTTTGAATGCATTATAAGTCAATTTATAGTCTCAGAAGTCAAAAAATGGGCATATCTCTCCGACCTAACCAAAACAGAAGAAGGATGAACGAAATATCACAGTTGAAGATGGATATTGCTGCATCGTTGTACATTATTCCAGCGACTATTGATGAATTATTAACGAGAGATTTTCTAATAAACAAATCTCGTTACGGTATAGAATTGATGCTTCAACAAATGGAGAAAGATAGTTGGATATTTTTCAAAAAAGAAAAGTATTACACCTATAAAAAATTTGCCTTATCACCACGAATGAGTGGGTATGATCTGCATGGTTTACATGATAAACCTAAGAGATTAACTGCTGAACAAGCAATAAAAAAATATAACCGATGAAACCACTATTCACAATACCAGTAACCGGCGGTGAGCTGGTGGGGATAAATAAAGATGATGCGGATAAAATTAAAACGAGAGGAAAGGATCGAAAAGGAATGTGTATCGGCACACCCTACGACGTCACCGAAAAACAAGCTACGGAGTGGGGATTTGAATCCGCAAAGTCGTTGAGAATTTCAATATTAGAAATATTATTAAATGATAAAATGTATAGCATAGTTCCTAACAACATCCTGCTAATACTTGTGAAGAAATGACAATCAACTTAATTTAAAACAAAACCAATGATACAACTGTACGAAAAAGGACAAAATGGCTTCCCAGAAGCAACGATCGTCTATACTCCTGATGTAGTAGACCCAAAAGGACTACCGGTGTTCATCTACCTGCACGGCAGGGGTGAGCATGGAAATGGAGACATTCCCTCCCTTTTTGATTACGTGGACAACAAAGGGCATCTACCGAATTGGCTAAGCGATAACGATGAAAATGGAAACTTCATAGGTCTTAAAATAGGCTCGGAGTACTACAAGCCCCCCTTCATCATTTGCTGCCCGCTAATGGCACGTGACGTTGTTTTGGAAGGTAAGCAGCTATTCAAGTATAGAGGCCACATCGGCAACTTCTTTGAAACCGACAGCGTTGGCATTGGCGGCATCTCCTTCGGAGGTAAAGGAACACTGAAGGCACGCGTGGAATACCCCGATCTTTTTAAATGCTTCCTGCCGATGGCCCCGGCCTACCTTGCTAAAGAAAACCTTCCTGATTGCAAGGCTCCCATGTGGTCGCATCATGGCGCTAATGATATGATCGTTCACCCCAACTGGTCGGTGTGGAACACAGAGTATTCAGCCAAAGACAAGGGGGGATTGGAAGAAGTGATTAAGAAGAGATCGGCAATTACAGCTCTAAATAATTTGAATGAAATACTAGAGGATATTAATGGTGAATGGTTTCCAACCGAAAAAGAGTGGTTATACATTTATAATTCTGCGCACCCACAAAACGACGCTTGCACCATATACGCTGGAAAAGACCACGGAATACAATACCACGTGCTGCATCAAAAGAGAGTCTGGTCCTTTTTGGAATATCACCTTCAATCAACACAACCAGAGCCGGAGCCGGAGCCAGAAGAAAGACCGCTGAAGGATGTTGATACGGTTGCTCTCACGTTAATCTATGAGTATATTTCACTTGAGGAAGCAGAGCTTACTAAAATATATAATGAGCTAAGTAAAAGAGCAGAAGAGACTTATCAAAGAATAAAGACAAAACTATCGACCTAACCCGTAACCAAGTATTAGCCCAACGAGGCCCGGAACTATCCAACCCTTTGGACTCCGGGCTTTTTTCTTCCATCGCCTTGCAAGTGACAGGTTGTTTCGGGATTGTTTTTCAGCTTTCAAGGTGATTTGCCTTTGTGTGGCTAGCTGAAAATCCTTGCCCTTAAGCACCTCGTTCAACTGGAAATTAATGGAGTCCTTCACCGCTGACTGCTCTTTCTCAACGAGGTATAGCTTATAGTATTCAAAGCCCTTGTCAATGCGCGTCGCTCTTAATCTTGCCGTGTCAATGTCCATAAGTACCCAGCTTTTTCCTTCATAGTTAATAACCCGAAGGAACTTGCTTGTGCTGTCCGGCGATGATGCGAATAAGTTCGCTGTCAGAAGCAGTAGAAATACGGTTACGATTGTCTTGGTGATGCACATGAATACTTTTTTTTTGATCTTCAAAGGAAATCATTCGATCGCGCAGGTAGGTAATGATCTCCATTTTGTCGTTTATTTCACTTTGAGCAGAATCCATCCGGGCTTCTAGCAATGCTTTCTCATGCCTCAAAGAAGCGTTCTCACGCATGATCTCATCTATCCCGGTGTCTTCACTCAAGTACAGGAATATGAATAACGTAAGGGCTACCGTTGCAATTATGGAGTAGTACTTCATTTGTTGTACAAGTCTTTTTGATCCTGTTTGTCCCAGAAGTAATCAAGTTGAGCCTGTTGTGTTTTCAGCTTGTCCTGAACTGCCGCATCAAACACCTTGTAAACAAATAGCTCAAATTTCGGATCAAGCCATCCCGCAAATTTGTATGCAAGAAGCTTGTGCATCCATGTTCCTTGCTCCGAACCTCCTTGTTTTATAACCGTTGCGCTTTTTAGCGCATCGGATTCCAGCGCTTCAATGAATTCCTTTGTCTGTTTTTGACGTAGAAAGTTGTTCATCCTTTTTACCGGAAACGCCCTGATCATGTCAGTAGCATTCACCATTTCGTTTGACGTGTCAAAAGCTATGAGCGTATTTTGAAATTTCTCTATTTCCATACTCGTTAGTTAACTATCTTCAAGTAACGTTTTTAACCTTTTTTGTTAGTTGATGTGAATTTACCGTTGTAAGTGAATGGCTCGTTGGTGATGATCAGGTCGTGCTCACCCTTGTTTTGCTCAAACCACCTAATTAGCTTGTGAGAAGCAGAGCCCCATATCTTTTTTCCATCGGTATTGAAAGCGACCAAAGGACACCCGTGAGAATCCTCCTCAGTATTGCCACCATGGAACCTCACTCCTTCAAAATGAACGCCATTAGCTTCGATCGACCCATCCTCCTGGTTGTAGATCAGTGGCAGGTTCTTCCTGTACTTCGGTGACCATGTTAATTTCACTTTGTACCGGCCTGCTGGAATGGCGGTTTGGCCATACACTTTTTTGCCGTCGGGCCTGATCTCGTCTTCTAAGGTGAAGCAAAGCCAGTTGTATATCTTACTCCTCCTACCGTCCTGTATCAACAGATCTCCGATGGTTGACCTAACGTCCGTGTTGAAGATGTACCGCCTGATTTTCAATTTCATACCCAAATATAGTGAATTAACTGTATATTTGAATATTATATAATCTCAAATCATTAAATATTACATTATGTTAGCAAAAGTATTTCTAAAACGACGTAAGGGCGGCGCATTTGTTAGAGACGACCTTGAGTATTCAACCCATTACTATGAGGCTGATCGCATCATGGTTGGCTTTTCGGCGGATAGTTCCACGGTATATAGCGATAGTTTCACGTTATATTTCGATAATGATCTACCGTCAGGAATTAGCTGTGTGAATTTCGAAGACAAGGATTTCGGCTTTGAGATCATGAGTTCAAACGGGACCATCATTGAAAGACATGTGGTAGAATACCCCGACAGAGAAATGAAATCAAATGTTTCCAACCGGGAAGAGATTAAAACAGCTTAATTGCTTACACCGGAATTGAAATGAAGCCCTCAATTAGAGGGCTTTTTCTTTGGCTTCACTAAAATCATTCTCACTGACAATCAACAACTTAGCATAAACATGAGAAAATAATCAGTCATTTACTTGCGCAATTGAGTAATTATGCGTATATTTACACTATAATCATTAACGAAAACATAGCAAAATGGAAACAAAACACACAACAGGTAAATGCCAATTTTGCGGAGCAGATGAAGCATTACACCGCATCGACACGCTTCAATGTCCAAGTAACGGACAATTAGCCGGTAAAAACGGAGTAGATTACTGGCTCGATTTTACTTTTGAAGATTCTGGAATCTATAAATTAGAGAAAGCAGCACCGGAAATGCTTGAAATGCTTATTGAGTTGAAATCAGAACTGTATGCCACAGGAAGCACCAATACAAAACAAAAACAACTATACAAAGAAATTTCTGAAATAATCAAAAAAGCAACTGAATAACCCCGCAGTTCCCGCTATGTCTGCGGGATAGTCGCCCCGGTCAGAAATGGCCGGGGTTTTCATTTCCCACAATCCCTTTCAATAGCGCTGATTCGGTTCATGATCTCAAAATAAGCCTGCGACCCCTCCTTACTCAAAGCCTCCTTTCCTTTCATGGCCTCATTGTACTTTGACCATAGGTTAGTCACATCGCTACGCAATTGAACCACAACGGCATTCATTTCCGACTGCTTATTAGTCATCTCCTTGATCTCGTCGGCTTGATTATCCATCTTGGTATTCATCTGGATCAAAAAGAAAATGGCAATCCCTGCAGTAACACCTCCTTTGGAGTAGTCTTTTACTTGTTTAGAAATCTTCTCTGCATCCATTTCATTATTACTTTAACGACAACGTATGTGCCAATTGCAGCCATTGCATAAATACCGTATTTTGACATCGGGGCAAGCAATATAAAAGGAATTGATCCCAATATCATTGTCCAGTCAATTATGTTGAAAAAATTTGTCATAAAGCGTTAACTGTTACACGTCTGATCCGGATAGAATCAAAGGTTTGAAAATTCAAAAACATGCCAAAATTAAAGTTCCCAATGCCACTTGCATCAAGAATCACTGTTTCCTCTACGTAGTTCTCAAGATCGCAAGTTCCTGAAATTATTGTATCTACAAATGCGATATTTTGATTGATAACCTGAGCTACATCATTAATGAACGCATCCACACTAAATGTTCTCGCAACAAATGAAGCGTACAACACTTTTATTTCATACATCCTACCGCCCTGTAAAAGATCGTCGTGAATCCACGTAAACCCGTTATTCGCACCTGCTTCAATGTGAACACATTTGAACGGCGGGATACATACATCTTGGGCAATAGACACGCTATTTGACGGATCACTGGTTTCCCTCCACCCGTAAGTTCCGTCGGGCGAGCTGTCATTAGCTGGAAATTCGCTAAAATCAGGGTTACTTATAGATGTCTTCGCTCCTGAAGCTACTCCCTGCTCAAACAAAGACACCGATCTTCTCGGTATTTTAAATCCAAAATTCATATTCCAATTATGTTTTTTATTCCCGTAGCACACACCGGGTGCATGTCATCATCACCATGTATACCGTCTCCTGAATCGTAAGGACCCAGTAAATCAGTGTTTGCGGGTTGTTTGGTATCGCTGAACGCCTGGTATACATTTGCCATACCAAGTGTAGTATTCATATCTGTTTGAACCTGTGTTACATCCACGTCATTACGCGCAGGAGCCGACATACCATACACAGTTATTCCCGCTGCCTGTGCCTGCGATACCATCGATTGGAATGCAGGATATCCATCACTTGCCCACGTCGTGTCTTTGATGTCATTTGATCCGCATTCGATCATTAACACACCGGGATTAATGGCCAGTATTTCAGGGAACCTAAGCAACATGTCTTGCGCCCTGTCAGCCCATCCCGGACAAATCGTGTAATCAAGCCCGGACATAGCTGAATGGAACATACTTCCGGCAAGTGTCGAGGATTTACCTCCATAGAAATGACTGTCTCCTAAACCGCAGTAAGGAACATTCTTCAGCGCGTCGCTTTCAATTGTTATGTTGTGGATTCTATTGGTTCCACCGTGCTGGCAGATAGCGAAGCGTCCGGTGTTGTGATGCACCCTGTTAACAGTTCCGCCGGGAGGGGAGTTGTCGATCGTCTTGGTGTTCCTGACAATCGTTCCTGTTTCATCGTAGATGGTGCAGGTGAGTACAAGATCATCTTTCTCAAACACTTGTATGTAGCGCGTTGAAGTAGATGGTGTGTACCCGCCGGCTGGCTGCTCCTGGTTGGTAATACCAACAGCAGAAGTATCTGTGTAATAGAAATACAGCCTACCAAGATCTCCGGCTGCCCCTGTATCTTGCCTGAACCGGCATAGAGCATCCCTGAACTCAAAATTATTCGCCGATACAACACCGCAGGAAAACCCAAACGAATTGGCGTCAAATGCAGATGATTGTGTTTCGAAATCAATGGTCATCTTCCATTTTGAAAGGCCCGTAAACTTATGGGCACTTGTATTAAGCAGAATGAAGTCCTGGAACAAATTGCTTGCATTCACGCCTCCCGTACCACCCGTTCCACTCATGAGAATGGTTCCTGCGTCCTGTGAAATATCAACGGTTCCGGTAAACACCCCCGGAACAACCCAATCAGAGAGATCACTGCCTGAATAGATGACACCAATTGGAGATGGCAACATAGGAGAAGGAGGTGATGACCCACTGATAATAGCAGGAAGCCTTGTGTTGAGCCCTATATTTCTTCCAAAGCCAAACACTAGCCTTTCACTATGTTTATTTGTCCGGCTGATCCGACGACTCTTGAGATCACTCGTCCCTGGCTATCTGCTAATGTTACCCCAGCCTTCAGTGAAGAGGTGTTTGTAAAGTCAGCGATAACATTTGTATCTCCTCCTTCAACATAAATTGCGCTGATTGTCGCCCCGCCTTCGGGAACAAAAATCATTGCCGCTTTTCCTGTCCACTCTTCATTCGGGCTTTCGTCGAATGAATGAACCGTTGATCCTAGTAATGCTTCGTCTCTTAATCCCATTTTATTTAGTTTATGATAATAATTTATTGAGTGTTATAAGGTTGCCGCCGACAACGGTAATCCATGCAAATCCTTGATTAGTAGCTATTGAAATCTCACTACCACCGTCAATTGTCTCACTACCTTCTGTGTTGATCACTATGTTGTTTGCAGCCGCATTGCTTTGGTAATCATGCACAAAATAAAGCCGCTCCTCAATAATGTCTACACTTCGAAATGTAATTGTAATACCGGTAGATGAGGTGTCCGGAAGAATGGTTTTGCTTCCATCTGTGTTCCCGGATGCTGCAAGAACCTGGTTTCCTGTCGCCTCTTTGGTTAGGAATGACTTCAACTGCGATGCCGTTACCGCGTTAGCCCCTCCTGTATCAAGGCCCTGATCTGTTCCCTGCACATGTAATGGATTGTTGTCAGCCTCGTAAACCAGATCTGCAAGGTCTGATGCTGAAACCTCGTTGCTACCACTCTGATCCAAATACTGGTCTGTATTTTGCGTATGAATGGCGGTAATTCCGTCGGTGTTTGATTCAATGAGGTCATAAAGATCAAACCAGTTCTGATCGATCTCGTCATTGGTTAGCGGGGCCGCTTTGTTGGTGAATCCGCTATGAGCATTTTCTCTTGATGTCAGCGCCATTAGCCTATGGGTGTTATTTGTGATTTATGAACCTTCCTTATATCCGAACCGTCATACAGCGGGTACAGATCGGTGTTGTTGCACAGGTATTTTGTGGCTTCGGCCAGATAATATGTAGCAACGCTTTTTTCCTGCTCAACCTTTTCAGCCAGCGCCTTATCACTGGCGCGTGATGAGAAGTCCGTTTCCTTACCGACAAGGCCCGTGCGCGTCGGTCTAAGTGATCGCTCCACATACCACCTTGCAAGACCGAAATGCAGGATAGCCTTCTTTATACCGGGATAGTCAACCGTGTCGCTACCGATGGTGTAAGACGTTCCATCAAGCAGCTTGACGTACTTATCATCTACCTTGTTGTCCTTGAAATCCTTGTACAGGATCGCGCCAAGAAATTGCCGTATATCAACCTCCTCGGCCTCTGTGATCATTTCCTCCAAGCCCTCACTGATAGCGTTCTGACCAATGTTCCTGATCTCAAGTACTTCTGCTACATCATCTATGAATGTCATTTCTTTTTCTTCTTTTTAACCGTTATTTTTTGCGTTTCATCCTGCTCAAATACGAGCTTATCAATCTGGTAATTGCCCGCTCCCATGATGGCCGGATCAGCATTGTTCAATACCAGCTCAAATATCATTTTTATGGTGTCGCGCTCATCTTGCGTAATGGAGTTGTAATACGCACGGGCCTGATCAACCCTTTCGCTGTCAAATCCAGATGAGCTATCCAGCCCAAGCAATTCAGGTGGTATTGAGAATGACACCCTGATCTTTTTGTTTACGCTTTCCTCGTGATAAGTGAATAGCTTGTCATTGTTATTGACATCTATCTTCACCAGCTCATCACGCGTTTCCTTTGTCTGGCCCTCAACAAGCAGCACCTTACCCGCCTTCCTTCCGCCCTGCACATCACCTAGCGATTTAACAAATTCGTCCCTTGCCTCATCACTTTCAAACACCCCGTACTTGTAATAGAAATAGTAAGCAAGGAACGAAGTTGATACGTTTCGGTATTTGAAAAGATCGATCTCTACATCGGTGGATATGGAATGAAACGCGCTGTCATAGATCGTTTCAGGATATTCATCTTCCATCGTGAGGGGCATCCAAAGTACCTGCCCCCTCCAATTATCAAATCCTTCGGCTTTTTCTATCTGGTTCTTGATCACATCCTTATCACTGCTGTATTTATCGATGTAATCAATGAGACCTGGATCAAACTTCTTTGATTTTAGCCCGCACCAGTCGGGGTGAACGGCGTACTTATCCGGGTTGTCCCCGTCTGGGTCGGTGAGACGCACGTAATTGAAAGGGAGGTGTTTTATTGAAGACACCTCCATTAACGCATTGTACCCAACCCAAAGCGCTATACCCTCATAATCAGACACGTTATTTACACACTTTTTCAGAACCTGATCAGCAGTCTCCTTGTCGTTGAGCAGCGTCTTTTTGAATAACTCATCGGAAAAACCCTTGCCAAAAACATATTTGGAGCGCAGTAGCTTACATCTTTTTGCAACAACAGAGCCGTCGGATATAATCTTCATCCGATCAGGATAGCAGTTGTCAAAGTCGTAGCTGATAATTCCGCTGGTCTTGATCTTTGACAAATAAAGCCGCAAGGGGACCTCTGAAATAGTCGCCTTGAAACCTTTAGGGTCTGCCCCTGCCTGTGACTTCTGTGTCCGTGTAGACATTATGCGCTCAACGCTTTTTTAATCGCTTCGTTAAAGCTTTCATCTACTCCTGTTGACTCCCCGCTCTCAATTGCTGCAAGCAATGACTGCTCATCACCGTGCAACGCCTTGATCTTTTTCAGAAATCCCTTACCGATGCCATCAACCGATAGCAGCTTCTCATCAAATGTTTCAGGAGCCTCTATTACCTTACCGACAGGAGCCACAGGTTCAGAGGGCATTCGTATAAACAGCTTTTTGTAAGCCGGTGATATAGCCAGCATCTTTTCGGCTTTTTCATCGGTCAGATTAGCGTTTGTTACATGATCATTGAACGCTGCCACCCAGTGAAGTCCGGGCTTTAGTTCGTATTTTCTATCTGTGTTCATCTTTATTAATTTTTGAAAGTGTTCAAAATAACCTTCCAGCTTCGAGGCGCAAAATCCACACACCTCTACACCGGAAACAAGGGAGTATTCTCTTAAGAAGCGCTGCCTTGTCTTGTTGTCTTTTTTTATGTCATCTAACGTCATTCTTTTGCAAAAAAAGGCGGCACATGGCCGCCGATTTTCAGTTATGAAGAAGAAGTATCATTATGCCTTAAGTGCATCTACCATTGTTTTTGTGGTATCAAAATCAGTAATGAACACAGTGGCCGGCAGTTTTGGTTCCAATGCGCTCTCATGGCTTCCTATCAAAATATTGTGTGCGCCCCCTTCTTCAATAGAGGCAACCGTTCTTACTCCATCCTGCTGAACCAGCCCGTTTTTCAGCCCGTACAGCTCGTAGGCAGTGTTTCCCGCTGCATTCACATAGTTGTTTTTAATGATCGCAACGAACTTACCATTTGCAACTAAGTTGAGTTGTTTCTTCGTTTCAGGATCATTGGCAAACACCCTGAGCCTGATCTGGTGGTTGAAGAAATTCGAAAACCCACTTTTTGTATAGGCATGATCCGGCTCATTGGAGAAGTTCTGGCCCTGAAACGAATAAGCTACCGCTCCACTTGCCAGCGTTATTGCCTCAATGATCTCCGGGTTGGTCACGTTGTAGGTGTAGCCCGTGATGTCATCGAAGTTGATAAGTAGTACCTCATCATCAACCCCTGAAAATATTGGGTTAACGCAATCCGGGCTAGCCCCGGCAGAAAGTTTAGCACATGTTGACATAGTCTATTTTTTTAGTATGCTGCCTGAATACGGTTGTCTTGGATCACTTTAGCATCCATTGTCCAGTATGCATCCGTATACAGGTGCCTTGTTACTTTATCGTGGTGAATGTCCAGCTCAAGGTGGCTACCTTCCTCTTCCAGTCCTAATGGCATGTTTTCAGAACGCATCAGCACAGCTCTATGCGGATACTGATATGTCGTTCCGTTATCAAAGTAAGCCCTGATGATGTCATCCCACACAGGCATGTTAATGACGGGTATGCCCCTGAATCGAAGCGTCTCAAAACCGCCTTCAATCCTTATAAAGGAAGCGTCAGTTGACTTGCTTTCAAGGTAGGTTGCGTAATTGTTGAAAATTGACCGCGTTACCACAAACATCAGGTTACCTTCCTGTATCAATCTTGGATCACAGTTGCTATAAAGGTCTTCAAGGATCGTGTAGGCCTTTCCGGCAGCAAGTGCAAGCTGTGCCGACTTTGTTGCCTCAGCGTTTTCACTGATGGTATAACGCCTTGTTGAGTCAGATGCAACAATGGAATATATCTGTGGCCAGAAGCCGTCAAAGATGTTGAAAAAGTCAACATCAATCCCCGGAGTGATCACCCCCGCAGGGCTGTCATCCGAATTGGCCGCATTTGTGTCCCCGAACCATGCCAGCCGCCACATCGTTTTTTTCAAGGCCGGTATGGTAAGCATCTGGATGTATTCGGCCGCATCGGTGTCGGTCATATCGCTCTTCATTACTCCTGGCTTCAGGAAGTAAACAAAGAATGAGTCAAGCCAATCCGTCCAACATTCCTTGATACGCATTTGAACGGGCTTAGGATCCCATGTCTTTTCGGTGATCGTAGCGCTTGGAGTGTCAGGCGTAGGGTCGCAGCCCTGACCAGCCTTCCCGATGAGTCCTAGCTCACCAACGATGCCTATCTTTTTGGATGCCTTGATCCCGGTGTCAAGCCTATGAATGGTTCGGAGTTCGGTTTCCTCACCGATCGTCTTTTCCATTACAAATTCTCCGATCTCCCTTATCTCCTCTCCTGAAAACGATAGTTGTGATGTTGTAAAAATTCCCATTTTTCTTGTTTTTAAGCTTTAGCTGCCTGTTTTTTCTTTTCAATCTTTTCCTGCCTTTCCTTGTCCCTTTGGATCAGCCTCTCCTTGAGGCTTGGCCCTTCGTTTTTCCTGTCAACTCCCTTATTGAAAACCTTGTTTTCGGGGATTTTGTACTCTGTTTTGATGGCCCTCATTTCCTGCTGCAAGGCAAGGAACTCCGCTTCCTTCTTCTTGGCTTTTTTGGTTGCTTTCTTCATGTCTTTCAAGAGCACTTTAAGGTCTTCGCTGTCAACATCTTCTTCTTTTTTCTCTTTGGCAGCCAACTTGCCTTCAAGCTCCTTGATCTTATTCTTGAGCGCCTCCATTTCGTTTTCAGGAGCGGATATAGACACGATCATGCCGTCAGTGTCAACTACAACTGTCCGTCCGTCTGCTGTCATGTGCTCACCTTCCGGTGCCTGCTGCTCCGATCCGTCGGCAGCGACCAAAATAGCAGCCTTCCCGGCAGCCATTTCTTCTGTTTCAGCATCTGCAATTCGAATAGTCGCCCCTTCAGGCATAGGTATATCAAGGTCTTTCACTTCATTGTTTTCAAGAGCTTCAACGAGTTTACTCACCATTGATTTGAACTTTTTATACTTGCTCATTTTTTTGGTTTTTGTGCTTTTTGTTTGTTTGTGCTTTTTTTCTTCAACCGGCTTTGTCATTGCGAATACCTTGACCTGTACATCCTGCTTATGCTGTGTTGCGAAGCCAAGATCAACAGCCATCTGGCCACGAATCCCTGAACCGTCCTCCATAAGTGACAGTATACCGCCTTTCTTATGGCCCGTTATATCGGCGTAGAACTTAGCCAACTCGTCTTCCATCTCCCGCATTTCGGCGCCGATGTCCTCAAAGTCTTTCGCCTCTCCCGTCACCCCATCGATCCACGGGTTGTGAATGAAAAATTCGTGGTTACCTACAATTGTGCGATTCTGACCCACAAGGAATATCTTGGTCGCAATGCTTCCAACGTCTCCGTCTGTGATTGAGTTAACAACAGTATTTTTATCTTTGAGTTCATTGAGGTAGTCGTATATTTTGTCGCCAACATGCTTTAGCCCGCCGGGGCTTTTGACATGCACCAACCATTCGGACACATCACCTTGTCGTTGGGCTTTGTGTACCTGAGCCATGACATCTTCAAGCTCAATGAAGCCATTGCCGTTATCCATTCCGGTTTTACCAATGTCTCCATAAATGTAAATGTGACCGACCATGCAAACAAAAGTATTTGATAATCAATTAATTATCACCCTATATTTTGATAGGGGTAAAATAACCGGCTATACATTTGCACAATTGAGTAATTTTACGTAGGTTTGTTGAACAATAAGCACACAGATATGAGTTATGATGAAAACAGAATAAGCGACCAAATAGATGGTGGATTGAACGAACAAAAGCAACTTTGTAATGAGGCTATTCAAATTCACAACGAAACCAGCCTCACCCCCCGCCAGCTTTTGGAGCAGAGGGATGAGCTGGCGTACGTATTAGAATCCTTAAACAAGGAGATTGATAAATACTGGAATGGAGATAAGAGCGACGATCAGGTAAAAGAAATCTGTAAGTTTCAACAACAATCTGAACCACTCATCCAAAAAATTAAAACCAATTGATATGGAAAAAGTGGCGACATTTGATATTATATCTATGATCGCAAGTATAATATGTGCTATTGCATTTATTATATTTCAGATTATTCAATTTAAAAACAAAGAAATAGAAGGCTTTGTGTTTGTAATGTCCATTTTTGCTTCACCAGTTGTTGGTGTTCTTATATATACCGTAAGCTTTTTCGCTATACCATTTCTTATATTTTACGGCATCGGCAAGTTTCTTGAAACATTTATACGAAACTAACTGACATGGGAGGGTAGCTCAGCGGATAGAGCGGTTTTCTTGCAAGAGTGAAACAGATTTCAGGTCGCAGGTTCGAATCCTGCCCCTTCCACAAAACCAAGTGATATGGAAAACATGACGACATTAAGAGTAGACTTAGAAATAAGCGCCCAAAAAATAGCAAACCATTTAATGATTCACAATGAAACTATTGAGGATCAAATTTCGAAAGGAATCCAAAATGCTATTGATGAATTGACTGACGAGCATAGCTTTGTTGATTTCATAAAAGAAGCTACGAAGAAAAACATTAAAGAAGTAATTAATTCTACAATTTTAAGCTGGGAGTTTAGAAGCAAAATAACTGAAGCTATAAATAAAAGGCTAGGAGAAAAGATACAAGAATACGCGGATAGTGTTGCGGATGAAGTTTTTAAAAAGCTATAATTAACCCCAACGGAGTGGCGGAATAAGACGCTTATGGAAGATGGTGAGAATCCATAAAGTGCACGTGGATAGTAACACAGTGCTGCCATAAATCGAAAATAAGCAAGTGTACATAGCCTAAAATAGAATGCAGGTATGAAACAACCCTGCCTCCGTTGGGTTTTAAGAAATGTAAAATCATGAAGAAGCGAAACCAAATAAAAACCAGAGAGCTAATTGTGACCGTCTTAGTGTGGGTCGCGATAGCTATCTACATTATCTTAACCAATGGATAAATTGACCAAACGAAACAAGCAGGACTCCGAAATGATCGTAGTAGCCTGCACAATTATCATCATGCTGGTGATACTGGCAATCTTAAACCTGACAGAATGAAAGTAGATGTAAGAAAAATTATCAATTGGGCCGAAGTATCGAGGCTATTGAGCGGAGACAGGCACGCGGTAAGGTCTGATTATGTGGTTAAAGAACATCGCAATGCAGTCAATGCGTTGCTTGATAAGGCGCAGGAATGGTGCGATGACAACATTAAATCTAAGAAATCAAAACACACAACATGTTCAAAGTAGGTCAAAAAATAGTTTGTATTGCAGATGTAACAGATCATTCATGGAGCAACGCTTTTTATGACATCAAAGGCCCCAACAAGCATGAGATCGTTGAAATATCTGGCATTACTCCACGTGGTCGTTTAAACCTTGCTGAATATCCGGCTCCCGGCTTTCCACTGCATGGATATAATCCAAAATGGTTCAGACCACTCGCAAGTGAAGGTATTGAGGAAATGCTGAATGAGGTGCTTAAGGAAGCAGCTGTATCCGTCGGTGTTTAACTTAAAGCAAAACTAATGAAAACAACAATAACTATAATTATGATTGCAGCGACAACTTTCTTGCAGGCGCAATTGCAACGGGAACTAACATTCAAGTCATGGCCTGATGGTAAATCAAAGACCATCTTCGGGAGTCATATTGAAAAGATCAGCGGCAACGAACCTTCAAAAGTGACCAACATTGGATATAAAAAGACCGGCCAACTCATCAAAGACATCGAGCAACGCGCGATTGATGAGATGTGGAAGTATGAAGATATTGCAAGGGCGGTTAACGATTACAGGTCAATAGCTAAAGGCGGTGTGTTGTTCCTGTACATCAATAGGGTAGATATGATGCAAGCCAATGCAGCGAATTACATCATTGTTGTAACCGACGAAGAAGACTATGAAATGCTTTTCGAAGAGCCTAAATATAAACTGCCCAACCTGTCGCCTAATGAGAGGACGTGGTGGAACTCCTTTATATTTTTTCTTCCGGTGAAGCCAAAGGGTAGCTTTATAAAAGTTACGATCATCGAAGGAAAGTCAGATACAGTTATTCACAGATTTAAAATAGAGTTATGACAATAGACATACTTGGCACCGGTGAAAGCCTGTTAGAATACCCGGCATACACAGGGAATAAAAAGATCGGCGTGAACAATATCACGGCTTATCGAGATGTTGACTATCTTGTTATCGTTGACAAGCCTGAAGTTTTCAGGGAAAAAGGAACGTTCGATGATGTGATTGCTCACAATCCAAAGCCCGTGTACACAAACCTGCATGAAGAATGGAGCGGCATATTCAACTACATAAACAGAATCAGTCTTGCTAACATCAAAGGAAACATTGATTTTTCAGACGGTAAGATACCTTGGTCAAGTAACTCAACATTCGTAGCGGCATGCATCGCATTCATTGGCTATTTTCCAAGTGAAATACACTTGTACGGCGTTGATTTGAACACGCATCCAGCATTCGGAAAATCCGATCCGCTTCGACACGGGAAAGCTTTGGAGCACTTTCGGAAACTAAATGACTACTTTCGTAAATCAGGAACGATCATGAAGACAACACAAACCAGCGCACTAAGCGCGTTTTTACCAGTTATGAACCATTAATAAATAAGTTATGAGAAAAATAGTAAACATTTTCGCAATTGTAATCGCAGTAATTACACTAACTTCATGTTGGGATTTCAACAGGGAGCAAGCATACAAAGATGCTGAGAATAAAGGTAAATCAATACTAATCGAGGCCGAAAGCTCTAAAAAAGCGATGATTGAACAGGCAAAGGCTGAAAATGAGGCTGCCACATTGCAGGCGGAAGCAAAGGTAAAGATTGCAAAAGCAGAAGCGCAAGCCGAAATAGAACGGGCTTACGGCGTGGCAAAAGCAAATGAGATCATAGGTCAATCCTTAAAAGGGAATAGCGAGTATTTGAAGTACCTGATGATTCAGGGATTGAATACCGGGAAGGGAGAGAGAATTTATATTCCAACCGAGGCAGGGCTACCTATTTTAGAAGCTAAATAATGAAGTACACAATCATATTGATCATCGGTATTCCACTTGCCATTGCGTTATACAGACTGGTGTACAAGTGGATAAAAGGGGATTATGACGATTGATTAAAACTTGCTATCCTTCACAACCTCAATCTTACGACCCCCGAAGTAACTCACTCCGGGGTTTGTTTTTATGTCGTAGTTGCTGTACTCGTCAATGAAGTACTGAACCTTATCTCCCCAATTCTGATTCGCTGCTGCATTCTCGAACTTGTGACGAATGTCTTTCCTGATCATGGAATAGTGATGTAGCATGATCTCTTCTGGCTTGTACAGGTAGAATGAACCAGCCGGGGTAATCCTTACAGACGGATCGACTCGCCACGGATAGTTATTGATTTTAGTCACGTGGGTATGGTTATGTATCCTGCAAATGAACGGCATTACATAGTCCTCAATTGGCGTGAGCCTCCATGTCGGATGCTTGTAGTAGGTGTACATCTTAGTTGCCGTCACATCAACCGGGTTGGCTTTGTACATCTCAATGGCTGCTTTGATCTCTTCCGGCTTGTAGAAGTGATCCGTTGCAAGTAAGATGAAGTGCGTGTAATTTCTCTCCTTCGCCCAGTCAATTGCCTGTTGCATCTTCTGACGTTCATTCTCTTTCGCATTCAAATGAAGAGCCGGAGTGAATGTGATCATCCTTGAATCAATCTTCATCAGCACATCCTGATCTTCCTGTTTGATTTTCTGCCCTCTGTTTGAAGTTGTTTGCTTCACGATCAACACCTCATCAACGAAGGGACGTATTTGCTTCACGGAAGCCTGCAGTAGTTCGCAGCCATTGAATACGGTGTAGATGGCTAGGAGTTTCATGGCTTCTTTTTTTGCATCCAGATATCATTATCGTCTTTATCTTTCAAGTATTTAAACCCAAGTCTTTCATACCATTTTTGCATCCAAGACCCTCGTTTAACCCATAATCTAATCTCTGTAAATGATTTAAAATGTCTTATCGAATCACTTAGAATCTTCATTATTTCAGATCCTATTCTTTCCCCTTGAAACGCATCAGATACATATATGTTTGAAATTACTGCAATGTGTGGCTTTGAATAATAGTAATATATATGTGCTGTCGCAATGACGCTATTATTGTTAAAAAACACATAAACTCTATTATTCCAATCGCCCCAATCTTGGCCTTGAAAAGACCATGATGTTATTTTACTATTCTTATTCATGGCTTACGTGCTACAAAGAATAAACGCTCCTGCCTGTCCAGATCATCAACCTTACCCATCTGCCCGGAAACAACGCAGTCCATACCGATTGACATAAACAGGTTCATAAGGTCAAGTTCATCGAAATGATTTACAACTGTTGGGTCTGGTTCGTATACATGCTGATCATGGTTGTAAGGGTTTTCTAGCCATGCTTTATTCGGAGTGATCACAACCACCTCACCACCATCAACAAGCAGGTTGTCACGAACATTCAGAAGCACATTTTCAATGTCCGGTATATGGGCAATGGAGTGCATGAAGTATACACCATCAAACTGCATGTTGTTCAGGTTGAAATCCATGTCGCTCCCATGGTAATAACCACCCGGCTCGATTACTTTCACTTTGTCTGTCCTGCGTACCTTGCCACTCATTCGGCTGCGCAGGTATTTTGCAGCGGTTCCAATGCCCGCGCCGTAATCCAGTAGGTAGCCATGCGGAACGAGCTTACCAAGGAATTCAAGTTCCTTTTGATACTTCTCTGTGCTGTTGAATGCAGCCAGCTTTTTTACGTATTGGTCTGGGGTCATTCTTGTTTGTTTTTCCACGTTTCTTGATCTTCCTTTTTTCTTAAAAATCTTTTGCACAACTCGCCTACGAGCAAGTCGTAATCTTCATCAGGTCTGGCTGGAATAGTTCTTATTGGCACATTAAATGGAGGTTCGTACATTTTATCTGTCAGCTCGTCAACTCTTTTAACCAACTGCTCGTCTGTGAGTGTACATAGGTCGAATGATACTATTTTATTCATAACACATTGTTTTTAATATAGTTACCAGTGGCTTCATAACTGTGGTTGCGCACGAACCATTCACGTGTCTTTCTCTGAAGTCTCCTGATCTGAAATGGCTTCAATGAATTTAAATGCCTGATCGTGCTTACAAGATGTGAATAATTTTCGACACAGAAAAACGGAATGTCACCATAATGCCGTTCGTAAACTTCAAGGTTAAGGCATTGTGTAACAACAACCTTACCCATTGCGGCGGCTTCAAGTGCAGTGATCCCGAATGACCCGTAGTTCTGACCATACAAGTACGGCTTGTATAGTTCTACATACACATCACAACCGTTCATTCTCTTTTTCTGATCCTCACTACTCACCTGTTCGGTAGACCATTTCAAATCAATATCAGCCTGATCGAAAGCCTGAATGATTTCACGGGTTCCTTTTATTTCCGGGTTGCTTGGATAGTGGGCAAATACCGGCTTAGTCCTTCTTTTGTAACTGATCTTTCCATCGTCCCGTAATCCGCCTGTCATGTAAACCGGGTTCTTTGCACCAAGCCCCCAAAATTCTGTCAGACACAGCACAGACTTCTCAACGTGCCTATTAAAATATTCATTCATCACAATTGGCCTTGTGCGGTAATCACTTGAACAGTGGTACACTACTAAGGCCTTACTAAGGTTTTTAACGATATTCAGCATCGGCCTTGATGAGTGGAATATCTGAATGACATCGCTTTGCTTTGCAGCCTCAATGATTTGATCCTTTGTCGTGATCTCAAGCTGTTCGGGGTAATTGAATGGGTGTTTTTCCAGCTTCATTCCCCTGCACTCAACGCCAACCGACCGCAAAGCCATCATGTTGTCGTAGGCAAAGTTAGCGTGATCCCACATGCAGATGTTAAGCACCATGATCTTTCAGCATTTTCCTTCGTAAGACATCACATCTTTTCTGCTCCGCTGCATCCTTGCTTCTTTTAACGTGCATAGAAGACTGTCTTTGTATGTATAACCATGTGGTAAACGTATCATTAATAAAAATGTTTCCTTCTCCTTCATACACCCTTAGCCAGAAGTCCCAATAAGCGTAGTTACCATATAGCTCACTTCTGAATGGGCCGTATTTTTCCATGATCCACATAGGTATGGTCGTGCAGTCCGGTATGATATTACCGGTTAGATGTTCGTTATAGCTATATTCTTTTGGGGTGAATGACCCGGTTACCTGCATTCTTTCGTTAGCATAATCAAATCCTGTAATAACTATCTTTCCCTCATAACTCGTTTCAAGTTCCAATTTACCCCCATACATAATGTCATTGGAAAAGAACAGGAAGTGCGTGCCCGTTATCATTTTCATAGCGTCGTTGAGCTGGAAGAATGAGCCTTCAGGACTTCTTCCCGGATGCTTTGATGCATCTACTTCATTCGCCCGGATTCTCGAGTCCTGGCGATACAGATGCGCGTTGACGTCGTTGGATGGGAATGAGATTATAATCTCATGATCTACGGATTGTTTCTGAATCGATCTAATTGAGTTGTCGATGTCCTTATACTCATCGTTATAGGTGGTTATGATTACAGATACTTTTGTCATTTCAATATGTTTTTGTAAAACTCAAAATGTTCGCCGGTCATTTCTTTAAGCCATTTCATTTCAGGATCATCGAACAAACGCACGTTGTCTGGCGTTCCGGCGTAGAACTGCTGATTATGACCCCGGCCCCCGGTCTTTCCGATACCGTGCTTGACACCCAGACATCCACTCTCGAACCTGTGCAACTCTCTTTTGAGGTGCTTATTTCGCCAAAGCTCGATGTCTAAAAATACCTCGTCATCATAAGGCCACTTGATGTCCAGCCCTGCCCTGATAGATGTTTGGAACAAAGATGAGTGAGTGTTGTGATTCATTCTCTTATAGCGTTTAGCGCCAATATGGTAGTACACCGTATTGTCAAAACCAATCAAATCAGCGCCGTTCTCAAAAAGCTCGTGGATCAATTGAAGATAACCCGGATGGTAGTAGTCGTCATCTTCCCAGATCACAACAATGTCTATCCCGATTTCTGTCAGTTTATCATAACCCATCCTGACACGCTTGGTAATGTCTGGCTTATTATCTTCCGGGGGAAAGTCCATTACCACAACAGCATCAGGCCGCAAGGTTTGGTAGTCTATCATTACCCTTGCTTGCTCGATGAATCCGGGGCGATCTCCCCTTGTTGGTATGAGTACTCCTATCATCATTTCTCCATCCTCCTGAATGCGGCTACCGCGTTTTCAATCACACCTTTACAAGCATTGCATTTTTCTGATGTCATTTCAACTGATGTTTGATAATTATTGCTTTTTCGAAACTCCTCAAAAGTCTCGTATATCTTGCCATACGGCCTGAACTTAGAGCGAATGAACCCGCCCTTTTCAAGTTTTTCAATCGTCTGCTTATCCAAATCTTTCAAAATGATCCCGTTCTTTCCCTTACTTCTACCCTGTTGTTAACACTCCTGATCTCTTCAACACTTACCTGCACAGGCCTGTTTATCACGGCCTGCAATAAATCATTGAATTGAATGTCCTGATCAACACCAAGCGACACCGACCGCTCCACAACTCCACCGTCCTGAAAAGTACGCCTCTGTGATCCATCACTAAAGGGTACGCCGCCGCCCGACACGTTCAAGCTGCTCAACCCGTCTATCATTCGTGAGCTATTCTTATTAAGTACGAACCATTTTTCACCCCTCTCCAGCTCAACTGTATGACCGTCTTCTCCGTAGTATTTCGTTCCGCCCTGCGAGTGAGGTTTCCCGCCTGCCTCACCTCCCTTTGACAGGCTCTGAATGTTTCTGACATTAAGAAGTCCCTTCGCTCCAATCAGCGTGGATGTTAGGACGTTTGACGGGAATGGTAGTGTCGGTTCTGCCAGCGTCTTGTTGATGGCCGCGTAAGTGTTGGATAGTGCTGCTACGGTTGCAATAGCCTTAGCCCCTTGTGTCTGTTCACCTGCTGCCTGTGAAACAACTTCGGATAATGAGGTTATCAAATCAACCTTTCCTTGCAGTTCTGCCTGCGCTATTTTTCTTCGCTTATCCGCCTCTGCCTTTTCATTCTCCGTCCTGGTTTTCTCCTGCTCTTCTTTTATTTTTGTTTCTTCTGCTTCCTGTTGAGCTATCAATTCCAGTTCTGCCTGCCTGAATTCATCTTCTGTAATCGCCTGCTGCGTTCTTGCGTCCACCAACTGCTGATACAGCGCGTCGTACTTCTCCTGTGATTCCCTGATCTCCCTTTCATTTGCAGACAGGCTATTTTTCTCAATGGTGTCGAGTATTGCAGATCTTGCGTTAGATAAGTCTTCGGCTGCCTGCTTCTGTATTTCAATCCTGTCTTGCTCAAAATTGGCTATGAGCACGGTTAATTCCTGCTGCTCCTGTATCTGAAGATCAATCAACCCCTTCCTTATAGCTGCTTCAGACGCTCCTGATTTTTCAAGCGCATCTCTTTGTTTCTCAAATTTATCCGAAAGTATTTCAAGCTCAAGGTCACGCTGTCGTTCAAGTAGTTTAAGTCGCTCCTGCGTGTTCCGGCCTAAAAACGCCAATTGTCTTTGCTCAAAATCAATGAAAGACTTTGTTAGTGATTGGTATGATTGCCTTGTCTTCTCAATGATCTGCTGCTCTGCCTTAAGTACTTTCTCCCTTTCCCTTGCCGACCTCCTTATTAGACTCACCTGTTCAGATGCAATGGTACGCTGCTCATCTGCTGATAGCTTACGCAGCCTTATGAGTTCTGCAATCTGCTCGTTAGCTTCCTTCCTGTCTTCCTCTGTCGATGTTGAGAGTCCAATCTCCTCCAGCTTCAACTGGTTGCCTTCATCGATTACTTTATTGAGCGCTTTCCTTAATTCATTCTCATCTGTGATACCCAGTGTTTGAGCTATCCTTCCTTCTTGTAGCTTTATTTCAGCTTCGGTATTTTGCTTGATCAGCTCCCTTGCTTTATTCAACAGATCAAGGCGGTCTTCAAGGGTTCTGTTTTCATCTTTGGCAGCCAGCCTAAGTTCTGCTATTTGCGCTTTTCGTATTTCACCGGTTATGATCTGATCGTTCTCTGCTCGTTCCAATGCTTTCAACTGCTCTTCCAATTTAGCAGCGGCCTGCGTCTCCCTGATGATCTCATCAGTAATGCCTGAAAAAGCAGCAGTTGCATCGCTGGCAAACCCCTCAAAATCAAGCGTGAATAAATTGACAAGCGCTGACCCTAGTAATATCAACCTATCAACAAACACATCCACAACCGTAGACACAACACGGGTAGCCTTGTCAAATCCTTCAATCCCGGATTGAGCCTTAGTGAAGAAGGCAATTAGTGAGCTGATTGCAATCGCAATGGCTGCGATGATTGCTCCAAGCGGTGTTAAGATGAACCTGATCGAAGCCGCTGTTAATTGCCTGACAGCCGTAATTGCTTTCAATGTTCCTGCCCTCAATGCGGCCATTGCTCCTGAAGACACGGAAGCGCTTGCAGCCATCCCGCTCATTGCCGCTGCATTTGTCTCTGCTGCCGTTGTAAGTGTAGTGATCGATCTGATTGTTGATCCCAGCCTCCCGCCTAGTCCACTTAATGCGTCGCTATAATTACCGACATTACGCCTGTTATCACCAACCGCTGATTCATTTTCTTTCAGCTCGTCACTGATCGATCTGATCTGCTTACCAAGATCCTGACCCGCCTTTGTGTTTTCCCGCTCTTCTTTTGATAGTAAGTTATATTGCCTCGTAAGAACGGACAGGGTGGCTCTAAGCTGATCGTTGCTTCCTTTGGCTGACTTAACCGCCTGCCTGTTTTTGTCAATGACGGAATTATTTTCCCGCAACTCTTTCTTCAGCTCACGAAGCCTTGCCTCATTTACCTGATACTGCTGCGCCTGTTCTTTGGTCTGCTTGTTGGTCAGGTTAGCAACAGTCCTCGCCTCTTTCTGAGTTTGGTTAATACTCTCTATCTCCTTCTTCAGAGCAGCCGACTTCTTGATAAGCTCATCGCTATTCAGCTCAATTGTCAGTATCGCCTTTTGTTCCGTATCTGCCATTACATTCGTATTAATTCAACTATTGCCGGTATTCCCGGTCTGTACCCCTCTATCTTGTTTATGATGTAGTTTGCCCCAAGCTCCTTAATGTAAGCGGCCTTTGTGAGATCAAGGCCGGCAATATCCTTTGTACTCAAACGCATGGAGCACTTGACTATCTCTGACTTGTCAAGAAGCGACAACAACCCGGCGTAATGCGATGAAATGATCCCGCTGACATTATCCGTGTCATCAAAACCCATTGACTCATAACCGATTACATCGTAAAAGAAATAACCGAAGCTTACACTTGTTGTTATCTGAATGGTGTTGCTATCGTCTTCAAATACGATGGTGTCTGTTGATGAAAGGCGCTTTAGTGTCAACAGCCTCACTCCCTCCACGTTCTCATCATACAGTCCTGTGGTTGTATCGATCACATGCATGAGTGCAACAACGGGAATGATGCCGGTAAGCGCATTGTATTGCTGCAACGGCGCTGTAAATGGCAGCTCTATCAAATCATTCCTTTCTTCTGCAATGGACTCGTCATCTACCTGGATTGTTCCTGATCCATACAACTCTGCTATGATGCCCTTGTGCTCATTGCTGTATTTAAGCACGTTCTCACGGGCAAATCCGGGAAGTACATGCGACCTTGTGACAGGTGATGACATGTCTACTTTTCCTGAATAATCAACAGACAGACCAAGATCACTGTAAGCATCGTTGTAAGAGAATAGGTTTACCGATCCACTCGCGGTGTCAACAACCGGTATGAGCTGGAACTTTGCAAATACACCTTTCAAGAAGTCAACTTGCGACATGTCGGGCATGTTCACAGCCACATCATATTGGCTGTTGTACTGGTGCTGCTCCACCCCCTCTACCTCTATACACTCAAGGGTAGAGGTAAGTATAGACACCTGTTCCTGCGGGGCTGATGCGGTAGCAGGTATCTCAACAACACCTATAACGTGGTTGAGGTACTCAAGCTGTTCAAATGAAGTAGTGACCTGATAAGTTGATGTTCCATTGAAAATATCAGTCTCTCCCGTCAGCACCCTTGAAGACCCTTCGCCACCGGTTCCTTTCTCGGCGTATATCTTAAGCTTACAAGGTGAAGATACACTAACATTGCTGGCGAACACCATTGCTGTGAAGGTGAACCTGTACCTGCCCGAAGAAAGAGACGTATAGGCAGCGTCACCAAGACCGGATGCGTTGGAAAGTATTGAGGCCGAAGGAAGCCCGTCCCCGGTAAATGTTCTTGATCTGAAGCATGGCACTACGTCGTCTCCCGTAAGATCAACATTGGTGGGTGCAAATACGTAAGTCCTGAACGATCCGCCGCTGTATAATGCGGTAGATGTATTGGCCGACCTTCCAACAATAAGCGACAGGTTGGACTTATCTCCTGCATTTACTGTTGTAAGCGGTAAGATGTCATCTTTATATCGCTGATTGTCCAGTATCTTGCCCGTAACACTGAAGCCCGACCTTTCTATTATCTTTTCAACGACAGTCAGCGTATGCAGCGCGGGGAGTAGGTATCGGGTATCAACAGCGTTGGTGTCGAAGTTGAGCTTACCGAAATTAAGGATGGGATAAATGTAACCGCTTGTTGTATTGCGGTTGTTAACGATGTTCCCGTGATTCCTGAAATGATCCAGATCGCTCATATCCAGCTCTTTCAGCTCGGCGTTACCGATCACTTTGTACAGATCTATTGCTCCTTTGTAGGCGTTGAATGTGATCTTTTCATTGTTCCAGCTTGTGATCACACAAACACCGTTTGCCATAGTGAATGTCCCATCGTCAATGATGTCTATTCGTAAGGCACTTCTTCTGATGCTGCTGTTATTATTACTTCCCTGTGACAGGCCGAATATCCTTTCATTACGATTGGTGTATGGGGCTGATATTGAAGAGGTGCTGTCGCTCTTTGATGCGGTCAGGTTAGAAATATCAAACGCTTGGAATGACTGCTCAAACGCAGCGCCTTCAGAAAGGTCTATTTGTTCACCGTTGATCAATATGCGTATCATCTCGAGGTGGTTAAGATGGGTTGCAGGACAATGGTAAAGGTGAGCGTTTTGAGCGTCTGAATGACCTCAACAGAATGTGATCCTTGAACTACGTTGACTTCCGGCCATTCAGGGCCATCTATCTGCCATGTTGAGGGGTTGGTAAGTATCTGTATCTTTCTTGATGAGATCAGCTCCATCAGCCCGTTATACTCATCATCAGTTAACTGTGATGCCTGTAGGGTGATCTTTACCTGTCGCTGGCTTTTAGAGGTTGCTGTGATGTAGGATGTATTCTCAAGGTCTTGGTACGCCTTCTGAAAGGTTGTGACATCACTGCTTACATCTTCTATACGCCTGTTACCTTCAAACAGCCAGTAGTCTACCCCGGACAGGTTGTCACGAAATGCCAGATAAATAGGGTTGGTGCAATCCGATCTCCTCACGTTCACCCATTTCTTTTCAGTAATCCTCGTATTTGCCATTGGAAAAATTGTTATATTTGACACAACAATTTCAGGCTGTCGCTCATGATCGGATTGGCCGGGTTAACGCCCGGCCTTTCTTTTTATGTTCCCCAATTTTCATCATAGTTTTCTGCAAAGTAGTCAGTAGAAGCCCCACCACCTCCGGTTCCTGTTCCATATCCTGCACCCCCAAAGTCAATAGCATCGCCCTGTTCCAGCCATATCTGAAAGGCTTCAACGTCACTATCATATCCCTTACGGTTGTTAAGCCTGTTGAGGTAAGTCCTTGGCTCATACAGCAAAGTTGCTGAAGTCTCACCACCAAGATCGTTGCCGTTCACATCTTTCTCCTGCTCCTTCCTGATGAGGAAGTAAGCTGCAAGGGTATGGTTGTACAGGAATGACACGGTGAATGGGTAGCCTTCAAAGTACACCGGCCTTTCAAACACAGTCAGGAACTTGGCTATATACTGCTCGTTTACAGGATCAGTAGCGATGTCTGGCATGTATGCACGCATGTTCGAGCCATACAGATCACCTATCTGCTTAACTGCTTTTATCGCAAAATAGGGGTCTGACCTACTGCCGTAAACAGACGGTGTGTTTCCCCGCCAATTCTCCCTGTATTCGAAATCAAATGAAAAGCTCTTACCATAGTCCCTGTCATTGATGAGTGAGTAATCATAGCCCTGATCAAGATCCATGTAACTGTCAATTGCTCCCTGCATATCAACAGTGATCAACCCGGTTGGGTCATCGTAGTATTTGAAATTGCCTATCAACACTTCAGGAAATACCAGTGCATAAATGTTCACATCCATATAGAACCCATTCCTTGCGCCGGTCAGGTTGAGATACCCGCCACTTGATGAGCCGATGTAGTTCATATCAATGACAATGAACCCCACACCTACCAGTAGTATTTCTGAAGCCCCAACATATCCGTTGTTGAAGATGTAAGTCTGCTGTCCTACGGCTGCATCTGAAGGAACAGATGCCATATTCACCTTTGCCTTTCCATTGCCGTTGGTGATGGTTGTAATGGCAATGTCTTTTCTCTGGTAGGTGAAGATGATCGGATTACCGGAAGCCACCCAGTATGATCGTGCGCCTACCGGTGCGAGAACGTCAGGGCTTGATATTTGGGTTAGTGCCATTTGAATCTAAAATAAAGTAAGTCAATCCAACCTTCTTTCTTTATAACGAATCCAAGAAGCGCTCTTGACCATGTTTTTTCAATTTGATAGGATGGCCGCCCGGTTATAATAGCCCTGCTGGTCACTTCTCTCGATACATTAACCAATAATATCGCAACTCCAAAATGAGGCATCGGGATTAGTGTAAAAATGCTAAATGATAGTTTTGTTAGACTCATTTCAACAACTCTTTAAATAACACATTGACTTCAGCACTTTGTTTATCAAGCTCCTCTTTGGCAAAGGTAGTTAAAAAAGCGTCTATTCGTTGTTGGGTGATCACTGTTGATATGATTCCACTGCTACCACCGCTTTGAAACAGCTTAGTACCGTGCTCATGTATTGATTTAGTGATTGCGAAAGCCAATTGATCTTTTGTTATGTTACGCGCAATGACCCCCTTGTCATCGATCCACCTGCGAATGATCTCCCTTAGCGTTGGGCCTTTTCCCCTTCCACCCCTTGTTGGCCCCCGGCCCTGTTCAAGCTGAAGTATCCAATTTGGAGCCAGTAATTCCCCGTGTGTTCCACTCACCCTGGCCTCAATCAGACCCTTACTTCTACCAGATGCGTTCATGCCGCGAGCATCCATGATGCCTTTCATCTCATTGGCTAGACCTTCAAGGAATTGGGATAGGGATTGGGTGGATTCAGGCATTACTTTCTTGCATTCATCTTCCTTGTTCGCCTACCTGCTTTCGCTCTCTTCCTTAGTCTTTTATAGACCTTATGAAACGACACTGTTCTATGGCTGTTACCTTCTCTCACGTCTCGATAATAATCGTGGAGGTCATTCAGTAGCATAAGTCCTTCAAAAGTGTTTTGTTGCTTCTGTTTCTCCTGTCTATACACAGGACTTGTGGCAATTTCTTTGCCGTTCTTGTCTCTTATAATCCTGTGATATGCAGGTACTTCTATTTTGTTTAGCTCAACTGTTTTTCCGTGTGCCATATTACCATTTATTTAGCGGGCAAACTTCATTATCTACCCTTAGTTTCTGATTGAGAGGGCATCCGCATTTAGCGCAGCCCATGTCGTTTATCTCTTCGTATTCGCCTTTGATCCACTTACCTATTGGCATGACCTTCGAGTGTTCGCATGGCAGGCATATCTTCGCTCGTTCTTTCATTAGTGCCGTTGACTGCTCATCGTTGATGATCGCTTTCCACCAGCCTTCTATGATGTGGCGTACGTTCATGGATCAACATCTTGCATAAGGCAACAGTTCTTCAAGTTCAACACTAAGGAATATTCCCGACAGGTTCACATCACCCCAGTTGGTAACAGAACGGCGTTCAAGCGCTGTAACCTGCCTGAACAACCGCCTGTCCAATGAATCGGTGGCTAGACCTGTCTGCTTGTAAAAGTCATCGCAAAGCTCATTCATAGCGTCCTGAAACGTGACGCGTGGCGAATCGTTGGTATAGTCTGCAAGATCGCTGATCGTAGCAAAGAGCATGGATAGCTGCCACTTCTTGAACATAGCCCCGGCCCTGTTGATGTTCTGCTCCTTAACAACCTCGAAATATATAACAGGCATATCATCGTTATCAGCCTTCACATTCTGCTCAAAGGAAGTGAGTTGAGTTACTGTGCCGGTCGGGTTGACCGCCTCGGCTATGGCTTTTATTTCGGTTACGATGTTCATCGTGTGTCCTCTTTCAATTGCTCGATAATCCGAAGTGCAGCATCCAAACCAACTTCAGCTCCATATTGGTTGCCATCGTTGTGATGTCCTTCTGCCATTTCCAACATCTCAAAGGCAGCCTTCCAGTTGCCTGAACGAGGTTTTGAGAAGTGGTTATCTCCTTGTTCCTTTAATTGGTTTTTTACGGCTTTTATCTGATTGCAAATAACTTGACCTATGCATGAATCTCTTTCTGATTTACTAAGTCCGTTATATATGTTGGTTAAGCCATTAAGTTCTTTTGGTAGATCAGTATAGTTTCCTTTTTCATTCTCAATCTCTTTGATCACCTCGTCTATTTCTATCATAGCCTTGTCCTTGTTGCTATAACCAGAGCTGAACATCGTTTGTCTAACATACCTTAGCTTCACCAGCATTGAAAACCTACTCATTTCTTCTTTTTCAATTGAATTATATAAACGACCTAACTCCCTAATTACAGGTTCATTAGAATTGAATCCGGCTCTTGTTAATGTCCTTTGTGCAAATTGAATTATGTCAAGCTTGTCGTTGTTGTTCATTTCTTCTGTTTTGATTTAATATTATGCAGCCTCTTCCTGTAATCAGCCAGATCGCTTTCGTACCTAAGCTTATGAATCACCATGATCCACGGCAATTGAATGATCTGTTCATACTTGGTTAAGTCTCCACCTGCGAGGCTGTCGATCGCTTTGAGTGGATACCAATTAAGCCCTTCAGCCCCAGCCAACCTCTCATCATCATCCGCTTTATAAGTGAGTGTTTTTTTCTGTATTTCATTGAGGCGTTTGATCTCTGTGAAAAAAAAACAGCCACCGGGTACATCTCCACGATCGACGCGTTCTCAACCCACTTAGCCTGCTTCATTGCTGCATCGAAATCAAACTCACTATTCCCGGTAAGCTGTTTATAGAAATAGATGGAGCATACTGACACTATCTGCTGCATTCTCTTGTCTATCTCACCAACCTCTTTTTGATCATCGATCCTAACTATCTCCGAATCAACAGCCATCTTCTGCCCGAAACTCTCAAGCTCTAAGTCAACAGGCACAATGTGATATTGTCCCTTTATCTTGACAATGGAAGGTAATTCAAGTGCCTCTACATCAAGCATCGTTTGTGTGAACACGGTATTCTTCTCAATCAATGTCGTCACATCCCCTTGCTTGCATCTATTCATGATCTCATAAGGGCATCCGGTCAGTACTGAATAAAGCTCAATTAAATCATAACGCCCTTTATTCGCCCATCCTTGCGTGCATTTCAGAAGTTCAAAGAACATCTTAACCGACACGTCCTTCCACGAGGTGGGTACAACGTACGGTTTGCCTTCTATTTTGACTGGTAGGAGCATTCCATCTGTTTAATTTGTTTTGCTGACCTGAATCTAATCACCTCTTTCTGCATGAACTTAACTACATCCTTTTCATTGAAGCACTCACCGCAAAGATAGTGCCTGTCAGGGGCAATGTGATTGGATTTAAGGAATATCGTCTGCTTATTGAATATCCCCACATTTGGATGTTCTTTATGTGATTGATTACCAAATAGATGAGGAATCGTCTTTCCGCATCTTGTTGTTTTGTAAGGATATTTACTGAATAAATGAACTTTCATGGTCAAACATCCCCTGATTTCCTTTGATGACACATGAACGTGCCTGTTTCTTAGTGGAACTTGCTCCATAACTATTGATTTGGTTTAAGCAAATATAAAAAAATCCGGGATACTTTGATAGGATACCCCGGATTAATCAACCATACAAGCTATGCAAAAATGAATAACAATCAAATATAGCAATTATCTCACACTAATCAAAGTGCTGCGTGATCTTTGAACGGTGCCTCGTAATTCCATGAGAGCAACATACCCAGCCCCGTCAAGAAGGTGGTCAAATGCTTTTACAGGCTGGTTTTTTTTCAAGTTGTCTTCTTCCGTCCAGTTAGGACTAGCCTCACTCTCCACCCATTTGTAATTTGAAACCTCCTTAACCAAATTAACACTTGACCTTACAACGTTAATCTTATAACGCTTGTTTATTCCGATCATACCGTTCACATCCTTCCCTTTGACCCCTATAATAAACCATCCATCTTGCTGAAGTTCAGCTATACTTTTTGCCTCTGCGTTATCAGCAATTATCTTATCACTCTTTTTAATACCAGCGGCATTGAGTTTGTAGGCTATATTCTTAGTGTGATCTCCTTCATCACCTCTTGGAGGTAGGTTAGTAAGCCCAACCTCATACACCATCTCCTGCCACCATAATTCACCATCCTTAAAACCAACCTTAAGCACCCCGGTAGGTGATTGAGAAAACCCAAAATCAAGCCCGTACACTACCCAACTACACTGATCAGGGAAAGCGTCCACATAGTTCACATTCGTGTAGATAAGTCCCTTCATTTCAGCTCGTAGGCCTAGTCCAAATATCTTCCAGTGGATAGGATCAGAGGTTCCGGCTGCTATATTGGCAGGTGTCGGTTCGCTGGACAGGATCGACTTCCTGATGTTAGGATCAAGGAATGGATTGTCCAGCATCGTTGAGTGAATGTAGCAGCAGTCAGGTGAGGGTATCACCTTATCGTATATCCAGTGCTCTGTCCTGTTGGGGTTGTAGTCCAGGATCATGAACATACGGCATCTATCTCGAAGGTTCCGGTAAACTTGGTATGAGATGTTCATAGCCTCATTGATCCACACAATGTCGTATTCTGATCCAAGGAACTTTTCGTAGTTGTCGCAGCCTTCAAAAAGAATGTGAGATCCGAACACGTCGTACTGCTGAATGGCTCTGCCAATATTCATTTCAGGGGAGACTGGAATACTGTACAGGTCGTTGATCTTGAAGAAGTCTTTGATCGTGGTGTGCTTGGCTGAGATAAGCGTGTCGCGAAGTATCAGAATATCCAACCCTATCTTTTTGGGAAGGTTCTCAATGACTTTAGTGTCTATGAATTGAACTCCTGAAGATGTTTTGGTTGATCTCGCGCCACCTTCTAGAACGAAAAGCGTCTTACCAGCATCAGCGCCGGCCATCATTTCATCGTAAACCCGGCTTACCTGGAACTCAACGGCACTCATTCACTTTTAGGCTCAACCCGTGTGATCTTTATCTCAGTTGGGAACTCCATCTTATCACCTTTTGTGGTGTGATCAGTGCGTTCCATCAATCCAAGATCGCGGGCAATGATGTTCTCTTTGAACAGCCCACAGACCGCGCCAGTGTACTTATCCTCGTAGATTTCGTCCTTTATCGCGCGTATGACATGGGCATAATCTCCATAACGTCCATCATCATTCTTTTCATAGTCTTCAAGTCCGTTAATGATCTTGTTTTGTCTTAACCATACCTGAAAGCCAGTCCATGTGACAGGTGCTTCAACGATCTTATCGACGTAATCCCCTACTGATTTGGAATAATAGCTTAACTTGCGCCCGTTTTTTTTTCTCCACGACCTGTACTTCTCAAAATACTCCATGAGTTTTTCAGGGGTTTCGATATACTTCCCATGTCCTTTTTTTGTCGGCATAGACCAAAGGTAAGAAATTTTTCATATATTTGAAGTGTGATGATACAGGTCACTAAAGATAATCCATAACGAAAAGACCTCCGGTTATTAGGGCTGTATCCCCGAACGCCGTGAGGTCTTTTTAATTTCAATACATGGCCAAAGACCCGGCATTTTTATTTTACTCTCAGGATTTTTTAACAGGCGTAAGTGATCTCACAATGGAGGAGAGAGGGCAGTACATCACACTACTCTGTCTTCAGCATCAAAAAGGACACTTGTCGAAAAAAATAATCAACATATCAGTTCCTGGTGTATCAAAAGATGTGATCAGTAAGTTTGATGTAGATAAATCAGGTCTTTTTTTTAATAAAAGGCTTGATGATGAAAAGGAAAAAAGGAGGCTACACTCTGAAAAACAGAGAGATAGGTCAATTAAGGGTTGGGAAAAGCGTAAAGCCGCGGCATATACCACGGCAGATGCCGCGGCATTGCCTTTAGAAGATGAAGATGAAAATGAAGATGTAATTGTAAATGAAAGTGCAGTTGAAAAAAAAAAGAGTGATACAGTATCTCTTAAGGTACAGGGAAATGAAGTCATCAATGAGCTTGTGAATGACAGGCAGTGGACAGAACAATTCAGAATGAAGCACAAGCACGTTAAGGACTGGAAGCTTTTCTTTGACTACCTTCAGAACAAATGCATCATTGAAGAGATTGACCATGATAAAAAAAAGGTGATAGCCAGAGCCAACCTGCTTGCCTCCAATTGGAAGGAGGAGAAAAAAAAGATAAGCCAGCAGGACCAGATACTCCGGGACATCGAACAAAGGGAGTGGGAAATTAAAAACGGATTAACTTAAATATTCAATCATGAAAGGAACAGCATATGTAATTATAGCGCCGGATGGAAAGCCTATTATTACCACATTATATTACAATAGAAGGAGATGCATAGTTAGATTTATTGGCCCTGAATTAAGATACATAAGTGTATCAGTTAGTAGTATCCCTCAATGGAAAGAATTGAGGAAACGAGGATTTAAATGCAGGAAGTGCCACGTAACAATTGATGTATTATGAACAAACTACAAAAACACGAACCAACCCTTGTGAAAATGAAGGTAAGCGCCGATCAAAAAAAGGAGGCTGTAAGGCATTGCCTCAACGGTGTATGCGCTGATTATTCCATTCCCATTCCTGACAAACGGATCATGGACAGGCTCATTGATTTTGTGATCGAAAGCTACCCAACCATGCGTATCAGTGAGATCACCAAGGCATTTGACATGAACGCATCTGGTAATTACTGGCAAGCTAGTAAGAAAATGTGGACTCTGGATAAAATATCGGTAGGCTTCGTTATATCAAATTACCTGCTATGGAGACGCGAGAAGTACAGGCAACAGAGCACCGGGAGTTATGGATCAAAGAAGCTGTGGACTCCCAAAGACAGCTACAATTCTGTTATGGACTACAAAGCAAAGCATGGTCACCTTCCTGAATACCTGGGAGGGTATCTATGGGCCTACAAGTACGCTTGTGAGAATGGCATCATGAAGTTCGATAAACAAGAATGGAGTGAAGCAATGAAGTGGGCACGCGCAAACATTGATCAGGTCAGAAACCCATCCAAAGGAAAAGAAGTGATCATGGCGGTAATTCAAAAAGAGCTTGACGAAGACATCAAACACCTTGCAGCAAAACAATTATTCACTAAATATTATACAAAATGAACAACCAGAACAAACCAGACATACTTAAGCAGGCAGAAAATTATTTAGAATCAAAGCATATAAGTAAAAATCATGTCATATATCGTAATGTGGATGATTATGAATTTACTTCAGAATTATTATCCGACTTCGCCCAGCACCACCATGAGCAGGAAATGAAGGAAGTAGTAAAAGTAATTCAATCAGCACTGAAAATAAAAGACCTGTGGTTGATTAAAGAAGAGAATTGCCCACCAGAACATAGAGGTGAAATGGAAGCTTTAAGCAGAATGGAGTATTCCTTAATATCAATTCTCTCCGACCTAACCAAAACAGAAGAAGGATGAAAGGAAAAGTAACTAAAGAAGAGTTCGAAAAGTGGAGAAAATTCAGTCAAGAAAACCCATTAGGAACTCAGCCTCCATTCAGAAAGCCAACAGACAAAGAAATTGTTAGTGTAGCGATATTATTTAATGACGGAAAGTTAGATAAAGAAAAACTATCTGACATGGTTGCGATGGCTGATTTTATCATAGATAGACTCTATGAAAATCGAGATATTTCAATCCCATCATCAAAAGAAGATCAATGAAACTATTCACAATACCAGTAACCAAAGGCCGTGAGCTGGTGGGATATAATAAAATGGATTTTATTGATCAACCCAATGCATTTATAGGAAGTAAAACAGTACCATTTCAATTATCCAGCGTCACCGAAGAAATGGCCAAGGAGTGGGGGTTTGAATCCGCAAAGTCGTTGAGAATTTCAATATTAGAAATATTATTAAATGATAAAATGTATAGCATAGTTCCTAACAACATCCTGCTAATTCTCGTTAAAACAGAAGAAAAATGAAACACCAATTAAAAACATGGCCAAAGCATTTTCACGAAGTAAAAGCCAGGCGCAAACAATTTGAGTTAAGGAAAAACGACCGGGATTTCCATGAAGGAGACATTTTAGAATTACTGGAATATGATCCCGATCGAAAAGTATACACAGGTGACAGGATTAGCGTATGGGTTAAGTACATTTTTTATGAATCGAAATTCGGATTGAAAAAAGGATATGTTATAATGTCAATTGAAATGTTTGAACAATGAAAAAACTAATAATAATTATAAGCATATTAATGGTTGGATGCGCAGAGCATAAACTGTTAAACCATTCTTAATTACTGATATAGACCGATGGGGTGAATACGATAATATCCAATACCACGATTCATGCGGTCACGTTTATTTTTTCGATGCAGATCACAACAAATATCACATAGGAGACACAATTAAATAACAACAGTTATGAAAACACCAGATAAGATATACCTTCTAAAAGACAGGGATTACAATGAATTTGAAAGAGACTCATTAGAATATGTTTCAGATGTAAGAATAAGTAAGCATGACACCTGTTATGTTCGTGAAGATGTTCACGAGAAAGAATTAGAGCATGCGCACATTGAAGGAATGAAAGACTCAGGCTTGTTCACCAAAAAACAGGTGATTAATTTGATGAGAGAGGTATGGACAGAATGCGTGTGCTCAGATGTCAGTGAATTAACTTTCGAAAAATGGCTCGAACAGGAAAAACCATTCGACTCAAAATAAGCGCCATATACGAACGCAAGGGTGCTTCTGGTATCTTACCATTAATTCAAAGAGAAGTGCGCTAAATCGTCAGCATAACACGTAAATAACATCATATTACGAACCATAAACAAACCCACAATAAATAATAGTAATTATGGAGATAACACATGAAGAGTTTCAAGATGCATTAAAAATAGTGCAGAAATACAGTGAACAAATAAAAAATAAGCATGAGTACGTGGTGAAAAAGTGCGATGAAATAAGCGATTTCGCTAAATGTAACAGAGATACAAAGCTTTGGGATGTACCGTGTAGCGTAAGGCTTCTTAATGCACTTAAAGGTAATGATGATAGGCTTGGGATTGATTTAGATATGAATGCAACAATCGGAGACCTTGAAGGAATTTCAATAGATAGCTTCAAAAAATGTAGGCATGTTGGAGCTAAGAGTATTCAGGAGCTGAAAGAAATATGTTTTTATGCTGACGTGAAATTAAATTATTCTCATTGACAATCAACGACTTAGTATAAGTAAGCAAAAATAATCATCCAAAAGCTTGCGCAATTGAGTAATTATGCGTAGGTTTGAGTATCAATCATTAAAACATAGCAATCATGAACATCATCGTGACTTTTGAAAACAGGCCGATATATGCATCCAAAAACGAAATATTTGATATTTGGAAAATAGGGCAAGCACTATCAAGACACTCATCATTTAATCCTGACTTTGAAGAATATAAACGAAACGCACCCGCCTTCTGGGGTCAGCTTAAAAAGGGATATGACGTAAGGGTGTGGGTCTGGAATTTAATTGAAAATGACTGGATTGAAAATTTAGTTTAAACCCCGCAGTTCCCGCTATGTCTGCGGGGCACCGGCGCAGTTTCACTAACCTCTGCGCCGGTTTTAACTTGAAAACACACAACTATGAAAACACCAGACTACATCCCATTAGCATCAGTGTTCGATAACATCGAGATAATCGAGGTTGACAGAATTAAACACACAGCAATTATCAACGATCAAACGTGCCAATACAACCTTGATCTTGACACGACCTATTTTGAGGCATACGTAGCAAAAAAAGGACTACTGATCATTGAGCGTACTGAAAGATACTACACCATGACGCCTGTTTTTGTGAAACGTGAAATATCCTACCAAACATGGAAGCGGTATAATGTGGACGATAAGGAATTCTCAAGACACCTTGAAATGTTTTTTCTTGAGATGCGAGAGAGGCGTCTACGTGACCTGCTTAATGATATACCAATGGCCGACAGGCAATTAATAGATGAGTTATAAACAGTTAAACCAGAAACCATGACAATCATAGAATTTACATACGTTGTACTTCTGTGCACGGCTACGGCTATATCAGCCTTCTGCTCATTTTCAGCAACAATATGGCTCATTCAAGCCGCAAAAAACATCAGAGATGGAAAAAAGAAATCTTAAGCTACCGACAATGGATGAGCTTCGGAAAGACGAAGAGCTATCCCTTAAACAAAATGACCTAATGGTATTACTCAATCAGTCCCCGCCAGTATCATGGGCTAAACCCCACCCTACTGCCAAGAAAAAGGATGAGGTGACGGGTAAATATGAGCCGGTAAAATACCTGCCCGTAGAACGTGTTGAATGGCTTATGTCAAGAATATTCATTCGGTGGCGATGTGAGGTAACATCAACGCAGCTAATCGGAAATAGTGTGGTTGTAGCCGTTCGTGTTCATTACATCTATCCGATTACAGGAGAGTGGGACTGGACTGATGGAGTCGGAGCCTCACCACTTCAAACAGATAGCGGGGCCGGAGCGATCGACTTCAATAAACTAAAGTCTACAGCTGTTCAAATGGCAGCACCTTCTGCTAAATCATACGCATTCAAAGATGCGTGTGAATGTTTAGGCAAGATTTTCGGCAAAGACCTCAACCGCCGTGACATTGACTACAACAGCCTTTTCAAGGAACGCGAAGAGCTACGAGAAAAGGTGCATTCAACACCAGGGGATCAGATGGATGAAACACTATTTAATCAAAATCAATAAACGACATGGGATTAACAACAACACACGGTTGCTGGAATGCGCCTTACAGTTCTTTCAATGAATTCAGAGAAAGGCTAGCAAATGAAATAGGTATATCTCTAAGTGACTACTTGGGATATGGTAAAGGAGGGAGTAAGGATTTATCATCAATAGACCATAAGATCATGCCCTTGCTAAATCATAGTGATTGCGATGGCATGCTTACGCCTGAAGAATGTAAATCAATTGCAGATGGACTAAATGAAATACTGATCGCCATGCGACCAGATGGAAAACAATACTTTATTTATCAGATAGTTAAGTTCAGGGATGGGTGTTTAGACGCTTATTCAAGAGGAGAAGAAGTAGAATTTAATTAAACCAATAGTTATGAGAGAAATCATGAAATTACTTTGGACAGAACTCCGAATGCTTGTAGCGGAATTATTCGTTTACCTTGCGCTTAAATCAGCAAGCAAAAAGCACCCGTCGGGAAGACGGCTGACTGTTACAATTGTCAACTACCTTCAAAACGAACTGAAACAATGAAACCCGGAATCTACGACAACATGCCGATTGAAGAGTATCACGCTGACAAGCGGATCATTTCTTCAACAGGTGAAAGGCACGCTAAAAGAAGCAGTAGGGACTTCATTCAATACTTGATCACAGAGCAGGAGAAAATGAGTTGCTTTGATTTCGGTAACGCCTTTGAGATCATGCTCATTGATGCCATTCAAGGAACATTAGAAGCGCAGGATGTGATCGCTGTGTTTGACGAAAGTAAACGACCACTCCCGTTGCAGACATTCGGGCAGAAGGATAACAAGCAGTGGAAGATTGACTTCGAAGAAGAGAATAAAGATAAGTACATCATCAACCGCCACGGCGAAGAATCACTGGACACGATCAATGAAATGATCCACTCGGTGCTGTCGCGTCCATTACTGAAAGACCTGCTTGAAAACGTTCACTACCAGAAGTCAATCTTTTGGCAGGATGAGGAAACCGGGCTCATGTGTAAGACCCGGCCCGATGTATCAATGGTCAATAAGAAGGTGCTAGTGAACATTAAGACCGTTCGTGACGCATCCCCTGAGTTTGTTGCCCGTGAGCTTCGAAACCACGACTACCCGTTACAGGCATGCATGGAAATGGAGGGATCTGTTCAAAGT